CTCGACCTGCGCAAAATGTTGAAGACCCGGGATACATTCTTATCTGGTCACATACTTGGACATCATAATGAAGGCGTCATTCACTGTAACTATAACCAGACGAAAAATGATGCGGAGGCCGGAACTGGTACCGGGCGACTCTCAGTTACCAATCCAGCGCTCCAGCAGATCCCTAGTCGTGACCAAGAGATCAAGTCCTTGGTACGTCCTATTTTCCTTCCAGATGAGGGCGCAAGATGGCTTGGAATGGATTGGTCGCAGTTCGAGTTTCGCGTGGCTAACCATTACGGCCAAGTACCGGCCATCATCAAGGCGTACCACGACAACCCGAACCTCGACTTCCACCAACTAGTATCTGACATGACCGGGATCCCCCGGAATGCGCAATATGCGGGTGGGCCGTCCTCCAAGGCGATTAATCTGGGTTTGGCATTCAACATGGGTGCAGGTCGTCTTGCACAAGAGATCGGGCTGCCGTGTTCGGAAGAGACGATGGATGACGGGCGTGTGTTCGTAAAACCCGGACCCGAGGCGCTGGCGATCTTCGAGAAATACCACGCCGCCAATCCCGGGATGCGTAACATGCAGCAGAAGGCATCAGCCATTGCTAAGCAGCGGGGCCATGTGATGACCATGATGGGCCGTCATATCCGGTTCCCGGGTGGCCAATTCACCCATAAAGCATCAGGGCTGATCTACCAAGGCACCAGTGCGGATGCTATGAAGGTGAAGCTCATCGAGATCGATCGGTATCTGACCGAGAACGACGCGGGCCGGTTGCTGCTGACTGTACATGATGAAGTCGGAATTTCGCTCGAGAAGGATGCGGATCCTGAGGCGATCGCGAAGATTTATACGACGTTTGACGGTGTGCAGTGCGAAATGAAATTCAGAGTGCCGATCACTTGTGACTGGGGGGTCGGTGACAACTGGTATGAAGCGAAAGGTTGACACTACGTCACCGGTAGCATTATGTTATAATATGTATCTTAACGCATAGAGGAGAAGTATGAGAATCGACATGACTATGGATGGTATGTGGGGATCGTGTGGTAAAGGCGGTGTATCTGGTTGGCTCGCGAAGCGACATGCATACGACACCGTGGTGTGTTCTTACGGTACACAGGCGGGTCACACCTATAATGACCGCGCCCGTGGCCTAAAAATGATGGTCCAACAGTTACCAGTGGGTGTATCGGGTCCATCGGTGAAGACAGTGATGCTCGGCCCGGGTTCACTCATCCACGCGGGTACTCTGCAGCGTGAAATCGACAAATACATGGTCGAGGGCCAACGACTCGTCATTCACGAACACGCGGCGGTGGTGTTGGATGAACACGCCGATCGCGAGAAATCGATGGGTATGACCAAGATCGGCTCCACCACCAAGGGTGTAGGTGCCGCGATGGTGGATCGCATCATGCGAGATCCAGATTCGAAAGCGGTCGCTCGACTCGGATTCAAGGGTCACCCGCTGGAGCAGTTCGTAGTCGATAAATTCGAGTATGACCAGATTCTCAATCAGTCGCGCCATCTGCTGGTTGAAGGTGCGCAAGGATTCGGACTGTCTCTGTATCACGGTGACTGGCCATACTGCACGTCACGCGATGTCACACCATGGCAGATCGCCGCTGATTGTGGACTGCCATTTACATGGGCGGCAGCCATCACCGTGTGGATGGTGGTTCGTACGTTCCCGATCCGCGTGAATAACCGCGATGGGTCATCAGGTCCCGCCTATCCGGGGCAAAAGGAAATATCCTGGGGTGATCTGGGACTCGAACCCGAACTCACGACGGTGACCAAGCTCCCTCGTCGAATATTCGAATTCTCAGATATGCAGTACAAGCACGCGATGCTGCACTGCGCGGGACTCTCGACTAAAGTAGTACTTACATTCGCGGATTATTGCGGTGAGGATGCGTTGACGAACATCATTCGTCAGATGAACTTGTCTAATTGGGGACCGGATTATTTGTGCTTTGGTCCGGATGATGCAGATATTAGGGAGATTGAATATGCCGATTTTTGAAGCGATTGGTTATAATGACGAGATGAATCCTTTGCCGTGGAGGAAGCATGAAGGCAATCCGGCACTACTCGTGGACGCCAACGGGCTACCGGTTGCAGATTTCGAAACGCGTGATATCTATAAAGGTGTCACCGGATCGTGTGATATCAATGCCGACTTTGCACTACGTGCCGTTTCTGCCTATCATAAAAGGGTTGGTGCGGACATCAAGCAATTGCAGGACCGCATCGTCGATTGGGCTGATAAAAACTTTCCCAATCGTACTACTGCGGATATCTTGCTTAAACTATATGAGGAGCTTGGAGAATACGCACGCGACCCTAAAAGTGCTCCTGAATTCGGAGACATTATGATCTTGCTGCTTGATGTCGCACGTATGAATGATATTGACATTCAGAAAGCGGTTAATGAGAAAATGGACATCAATGAAAAGCGTGAATGGAAGGTGGACGTGAACACGCGAATCATGAGGCACGTATGAAGGCGAATGAATGGGTACGCGCATCGTACACCAAACGATGGACGATAGTAAACACGATCAAACCGCAATCGATCGGCGAACATTCGTTCAACGTAGTGGGGATTGCACTGCGGATAGCGGAAGCGATCAAGTGGAGTGGCCGGTTTCATAATGACCAGATGCTGCAATTGATGACTTGGGCGCTGAATCACGACATCGTTGAAGTGTACACCGGTGACATTCCGACGCCATTCAAACGTGCACTCGAGAAGCACGGTGCGAAGATCCTTGCGGCTGAAGAGGAATTCATGAAGGAATATGGCGGCATGACCAGATTCGCTGAATCTTCTACAATCGGTGTAATCGTGAAACTCGCAGACATACTCGAAGCGATCTGGTTCCTGAAAGATAATGGAATCGGTGACCATGCGAAGCACGTCTTGTCTGGCCTGTACGAGATTATGTACGAAATGATTGATAAATATGAGGAAGAGCACCTGAATCTCGACATTCGATCAGGAATGTACGAAGTACGAAAGGAGCTGGGTATATGAAATGCATCAAGTGTGGCAAGCCCACACACGTGCTTATGACTTACAATAACGCCGATAATACGATACGTCGTCGGCGTGAATGCAAAGCACCAAAGTGTCAATTTCGATTCACTACTCGGGAGAAGTTAGATGACGGACATCAAAAAAACGCTAAATGATCGCGCAGCCAAGTATGGTGACTTCCGCTATCACGCGCAGTTATCGGTAGATCTTAAGAACACGATGCGCACTGGCCGCTCGTGGGATAAACTAGACTCCTACATGCAGGAATCGCTCGAGATGATCCAGCACAAAATCGCCCGCATTCTAAATGGAGACCCGAAGTATATGGACTCATGGGTGGATATCGTGGGTTATGCTCAGTTAGTCGTTGACCGTCTGCGACAGGACGAGCTGTCCCGCGAAATCCGGGCCGCATTCGAGGAGGTGGACATCCGTCTCGACGACTCCGGCAAGCCCGATGTTATCAAGCCGACAACGCTTGACCGGGATGCGTGGTAAATACTTGACAGACTATCTCACCGGTGCTATAATTTGTCTTACGGGGACTTCCCGGATATAGAGAATAGAGGGTAAAATGGCAAAGTCGAAAGTGGTAATCACCGCAGACATGGTAGATGAACTGGTCACGATCCGCGAGAAGCTCCGTGCACTTACTGCCCGCGAGAAGGAGTTGAAAGACGCCTTCCGCGACGGTGGTGCCGCGACCTACTCGTCTAAGAACTGCGCAGTCGAGATCACGTTCACATCGAAGATGATCATGGATACTGAAAAGGTCCGTGCGTTTATCGGCCCGAAGAAGCTGCCCGAGTTCATGAAGGCGTCTGAGCAGATGAACATCAAGACGATGGAGCTTGTATAATGAATGATGATGGCACATTCAGCACCAACCGCCCGCCGGTAGTCCCCTACGACACCGGCAAGGTGAAGATCGGAAGCCGGTACGTACCACCGGCAGTCCCGTTGACCGATGAGGAGATGCAGGTCCAACAGATGCTGCTCGGTACCTCGCGCCACGCGGAAGACTTCTGGAAGATGCACGGCGAGTGGATGGCGATAGTAGCAGTCTGTGTGATAGTGGTCTGGTTCGTTCAATAGTCGATAGAGGAGGTATCATGGGAATGTCTCGCAAAATGCGTCGCGTGTGGATGGAGAAGAAGATCCTGGAAATGGAGGCCGAAGACCTGTCGCCCGACGTCGATCTGCCGGATTTCAGCTCGATGTCTCTGGCCATGGTTGAGAAGCTGTACGACGAGTGGTTCGGCGAGGGTGCGGCCCACCACCTTGGAAAGCTGTGCGAATTCAACTTCGACCCGCTGACCACGCAAAATGCAAAAGTACTTGACAAGGGTACATCACCCGTAGTATAATTGGTCTTACGGTAATTTTGCCGTATTAAATAGAGGATAGAGAAAATGAGAGTAGCTACCTACAAATCTGGCGAACAAGTCGAAGTGCTCATGATCAATGGCGGGTGGTCCACCATCCGGCTCCAAGGAGGGCAGAAAAAAGTGCGCAATTCCGAAATCTCCAGCGTGAAGGAAGTAAAACACGCGCAAAAGGCACCACCCAAGGCGGCACGTGAGAAGAAGCCGATCGACATCAACACCCGCAAGAATGGCAAGGTGGACTCGCTCTACCTGCTGCAATACGTATCCACTCGCGTCACTCGCTCGGACGGCGGTCTGAAGCGGGCGCTGGACTGCGGCGACGAGGTGGCATCGAAGATGCGGGCCATGACGATCGACGAGGTATACACGTTCGCGGCCAAGACCTGCAAGACTGACGAGAAGGCGCTCCGCGCCAAGTATGCGGGCCTGAATCTCGGGATGCAGCGCATGAACCTCGGCAATCTGGTCCGGAAGGCGCTCCGTGGGGATTGACAGCCTATTTTACCCGTGGTATAATTGGGGTGCTGGGATTCC